GCTTTGTTGAACTACAAATAACTATGGTTAAAAGCCAAATTGTTTATAGATTTAATCGTTCTCAAATTGCTTATGTCCCTGTCTCCAATCAAGATTTTTCATTTGTATTTTTTCCTGCTAATAATTCTTTTCCCTCATTCAAAGATATTACACACCATTTTCTTTATGAAGCTGATTTACCACACGTCCCAAATTCCTTAGTGTCGTTTATCAGAGTCACACCCCAAACAAATGTGTTAATGTCTTCCCCTACTCCAAAACATTTATTACGTACTCCTTATTACTATGATGTTGACCGTACTACGTTAGCGTATACGGACAATGTTATAGAAATTAAGGGTGATACTATTGCTACTGAAGAAGGTTTTTGTGGTCAACCTTATGTAACTGATACTACAAAGACAGCTTGTCGTAATATTATTGGCATCCATTTCGCTGGTGCCAATTCTGTTGCTTACTGTCAAATAGTTACACAAGAATTGATACAAAAACTTCCAACTAATCCTTTCTATGTTTTGTCGCAAGGCAAAATTAATCCTCCTATTGAACTTAAAATTGTACGACTCTTAGATCCCCAAGAGTCAGTACGAGTTATGTCCCGTTCTGAAATCATTCCCTCCTTACTCCATGCTACTATAGTTGAACCTATACGTGCGCCTGCTAAACTTGCTCCTTATAAAGGTACATCCCCCGCTGAACTCGCTCTTGCTAAAAATGTTCGTCCTAATCCTAAGCTTGGGTTAGACGATAAACAGATTTTACAAGGGTGTATGAACATTGTTGTTGATACCATTCCTGGTATTGGCATTTGCAATGTACCTATCTCATCTTGCTTAAACAGACCTACTGGTTTTACACATGTTGCTCCTGTAAACATGAAAACTAGCATGGGGTATCCTTATAATACTCCTTCATTCCATAAGACCTCAAAAGGTAAACTTGACTTCGTAGAAATTAATCAAAATACTGGATGGCGAACTCCAAAACCCATCCTTGAAGCCAAAGTTGCCCAATTAGTTTGTGATTTGCTTGAAGGCAAGCCGCACCCTATCATATTCTCTGATTCATTGAAAGATGAATTAAGACCATTAGATAGAGTGGAGGCTTGTAAAACAAGACTTTTCTCTTCCGCTCCGATTGAAGTTCAAACATTGCTTCGTGCTTTGTTTTTAGATATGATTGAAGGCATTGAGCTTTCTCATCTCGACAATCCCATTTCCCTCGGGATTAATCCTCAATCGTCAGAGTGGAAGACTCTGTTTCACAGACTATTTCCTACTGAATACCATAAAAATCATGTCATTGCTGGTGATATAAAGGCACAAGATGCTTCCGCTACCACAGATATGATTGAATGTTTTATCCAATCAGTCTGTGGTCGGTATGAGAGACTTGATACCATTGGGTCATTTGAATTGATACCAGGTCTGGTTTTAACTATAGCCCAGAGAGCACATATTCGTAAGCGTTTATTAGAAGAAATTCTAACTAATGCACAACATGTGTTTTTTGATCTATTGTACCAGACCGATCGAACAAATCCCAGTGGTTGGTTTCTCACTTCCACTTTCGCTAGCTGTATGACAGCTGCCGCCCTTCTTTATTCTTGTTATAAATATTCTCGAAATATTCTCCATATTGATCGTCCTCTTGCAGACATTTATA